ACATATGCCTTATGTAGAAATAGAGGTTTATGGTACTATTACTGAAGGTGGAGGATATGATGATGAACCTTTTTGGAGAGAAATAGAAATTACTGATATTTGGAGTTTAGATCAACATAGAAGAGTTTCATGGAGGATCTATAAATATCTTATGGACAAATATCAAAAATATTTTGAACAGGAGCTACTTGATGAGTACGACAGATGGTAATGATAACTGGGTCATTCTGGAAGACCACTATGAAGAAAGAGCAGCTATCTTAGAGTATGACGCTGGTTATACTCGTTATGAGGCAGAACAGTTAGCAGCTCAGATGTATGGCTTCGAAAACAAGGCAGCATTAAAAAAACACGTTCAAAAGTTAAAGGCAAAAGAAGATGAGCATAATATATCAGATAATGATAAACGGTGAAGAAGAACTTATAACTAATTCTTGGCAAGAGGCTATTGATAAGTGGGCAATAGAAAGATCTGTAGGGAATACAGGATATATTGTTGGTACTCACATGGGTAAACAAAAGATATTTGGAAATCACCAAGACATAGCTGATTGGTCTAAATTCTTGCTAGATAACAACTATAACAGAATAGAAAAGAGACTAATGACAGAAGCAGCCTTTGAACAAGAATATGATGGTATGGAAGTGGTAGACGTTAAAGATGATATACGTTTTCGTGATGAAATTCCTGATCTTATGGGTAAAGTGTTTGGAGGTTCTGAAAAGCTTAAAGAGAGTTTAGACTTTCATGGAAACTTTGAAGAAATGTCTCAAGATGAACAAGACCAAATCATCAATCCTAAACACTACAAGATGATTCCAAAGGAAGCTTATAACAAGTTCCCAGACGGGCTTGAGTATATGGATTTAATGGAATATATCTTGAGTCATCATAAAGGAGTTGAATCACACTTACTAGGGCAAGTATTTAAGTATGCTTGTCGATTAGGTAAAAAAGACTCCAAACTTCAAGATGCTCGTAAGATAGAGTGGTATGCAAGACGATTAGTAGAGGTAATCGAAAATGACAAATCAACAGATAGCTAATCTCTTAGCTTCTATTAAAAATACTATAGAAGACGATCTTAAAGAATGGAATCCTGAAGACAGTAATAGTAATAACTATTTTGCTTATGGACCTGCTCATAAAGAAGCTGTAAAAGATCTTAAAAGGCTAATTAGTTACTTTAATAGCCATGCTAAGTTTGAGAAAGAACTTGCAGAAGCTTACAATGAGGGTTGGCCAGATTTTGTAGATGGAGATATCATATGATGACAGAAACAGATGCTTGGAATATTGAACAAGAACGTCAGCTTGCACGTTGTAAACCTGACTTAGAAAAAGCTTTGGAGGCGTTAAATACTGCACAACACTATCTTCATGAGACTTGTAACTATGAGTCAGACATGCTAGATGAAATGTGTGATAACCTTCAAAACAATATAGAACTATTAAGAGGACTTATTGGTGATTAAAAAGTTTGAGCAAGCGTATATACGCCGAATGGCTCGTATGTATAGAGACTTTCATAATGATATGTCTATACGTGCAGCCGTGCATAAGGCGTACGAAGCCTATGAAATCTATCGAGAAACAGAAGTGGAAATGATGTATGAAGAATCCAAGCGCACTTGATGAGTTAGAATTTGATCTGGGTAGTGGAAAATATTCTGAACTAGCTGATGCCTTAGAGTATTGGGCAAGAATGTTTTGGGAAGGCACTTTAGAAGATGCCTATGGAGATTGCCTCGCCTATCTTCTTTATAACATGTCAAAAGAAATGAGACAAATAGATGAGACTAGTATTTGATATTGAAGCTGATAACTTACTACCTAAGTTGTCAAAGTTTCATTGTGCAGGTGCTATTGATATAGATACAGGAGAAGAATATTGGTTTATGAATGAAGAAGACGATTTCGTAAACTTTATTAGTCTCTTGTATCAAGCAGACGTTGTTGTAGCTCATAATGCTTTTGGCTACGACATCCCTGCTTTGAAGAAGTTGGCCCACTTTATGGGCCGCTCCTTTAATATTGATAATAGCAAAGTACATTGTACTAAAATAATGAGCCAAGTCCTTAACTATCGTAGGTTCGGGTTTGGTCACTCTCTAAAGCAATGGGGTGAGTTCTTCAAAGATTATAAGGGTGACTATCAAGGTGGTTTCGAAGAGTTTAACATGGAAATGTTTGACTATATGAAACAAGACGTTAGACTTGGTGCTAAAGTTTATAAGTATCTTTTAAAAGAACTTAAGACTTATATCGGTAAACATAATTCTAAAGATATACTTTCGGCTTTACGGTCTGAAATGGAGCTTGACAGAATTATGACAGAACAGTGTGAGAATGGTTGGCTCTTTAATAAAGAAGAAGCCAAAGAACTTGTTAATACGATTGATACAAAAATGGTAGAGATTACTAACTTTGTCAATCCGCTATTATCAGGTAAAGCAGTTGTTGTTGACCCCGATACGCAACGTGAACATGAACCAATTACAGGTAAACGTTATGCGAAAGAAAAAACTCCAACTTACACGAAAGCAGGAAAGATCGCTGCCCACACTATCAACTGGTTTGGGGATGACATGGGCAGTACTATTGATGATTCCAAAATCATGGGAGCTTACTGTAGGGTTAGCTTTGAGTCTGGTGATATTGGTAACACTGATACGGTTAAGTCTTATTTGGGAACAATTGGCTGGAAACCAGACGAATGGAACTGGAAAAGGGTTGATGGACAATTCGTCAAAGTCTCAGCAAAACTCACAGATAGTTCATTGGAACCACTTGGAGATGTAGGAAAGGCTCTTATGGAGTACTATACTTTACGTTCTCGTAAATCAATTTTGGAGGGTTGGTTTGATCACATCGATAATAATTCTCGTTTACATGGTGATGTCTTCAATATTGGTACGCCTACTTTTAGACAGACTCATAAAATCATTGCCAACTTACCTTCAGGAAAGGCCACACTTGGTCCCGAATTTCGTAGACTTTTTGTTTCTCCTCGTGGGTATAAGTTGGTTAGTGCTGATAGTGCTGCTTGTCAATTAAGACTTTTAGCACATTACATGAACGATCCTGAATTTACTAAACAAGTACTTGAAGGTGATATTCATCAGATGAATGCGGATATTATTGGCTGTACAAGAAACGAAGCTAAGCGATTTATCTTTGCTTATCTTTATGGTGCTGGCGCTCAAAAGCTTAGTGGCTATATTAACAAGTCTGTTAATGAAACTAAGAACGCTATTGCCAAATATAAACGGGCTTTACCTAAACTAGTTCAACTTGTAGACAAGTGTAATAAAGCTATTGAAACAAGAGGCTATATCTATGGTCTTGATGGGCGTCCTATTAAGTTAAGCAGAGATGAAAGACACAAATCTCTTAACTATCTTATTCAGGGTGCCGAGGCAGTAGTTATGAAATATACAGTTCAAATGATAGATGAAAAACTTAATGCAGCAGGTATTGAGTTTAAACATTTATTGTTCTACCATGATGAACATACAGTCGAGGTAAAGGAAAATCAAGCAGAGCAAGCTCGTGATATTATTATCCAGTGTTTCGAAGAGGCACCTAAGAGAGTTGGTATTAATATTATGACTTGTGGAGACTGTAAAATAGGTAATGATTACTATGAAGTCCACTAAAATTCATAAAGTAAATCCTGTTGCTAAAAGCTTAAGTAATCCTAAGTATAGGCAACAGGTCATTCCTAACAAAAAGAAAGTAACTAAACCAAAGCATAAAAAGGATGAAATAAATGGTCAACAGGACTAAGGGCTTAGTTAAGTTGCGTAATGGCAAAATATTGCCCTATGTAGAAGGTAAAGAGTATAGCGATATGGTAGTTAAGGTTTGGTATCAAGACCATATTCGCCCAATGAGTAGAGAGGAACGTAATCGTGCAAAAGAACGAGAAAACGCAAACAGAACAAGTAAACGAACTTCTAAATCGAATAGAAGAAAAGGTAGACAAGCTAGCTAAACAATTAGGTATTTGTGTATCTTGTGGGAATATATCTAAAAAAGATTTCTGTGAATTTTGTTTAAACGAGGAGTAAACATGAAAGTTTATGAGTTAGAACCTTTGATTATGAATTGCTGGGCAGTTTGTGATGATATAGAGGTTATCTATAAGCAAATTGGAGATGGTGAAAGAGAGCCTACTCCTGATGAAACCATGAATGCCCTTCTCGGTATTCAACAACTTTATCAGTGGAAGTTTGAACAGTTATTTAACAGGTTTGAAGATCTTTGTTGTGAAGAACAAAGAAGAATGACAGGAGAAAATAATGCCAACAACACCTAGTGAAACTCTTATTCGTAATGCTTTTGATGAATT